CAAGACGCTACAACTAAAAAATATGTAGATGACAATATTGCTGGTTTTCTTAAGACAGATGGCTCTGTACCTATGGTCGGAGACTTTAATGCTGGTGGTAAAAAATTAACTAACGTAGAAACAGGAACACAAGATACAGACGCAGTTAATTTATTACAACTTAATCAAGGTATATCTACAGCAAATACGGCCCAAAACGCAGCAGCCCAATCGGCAGACGAGGCTGAAGATTTTAGGGATGAAACTAAAGTCTTTAGGGATGAAGCCGAAACTTTTAAAATTAGTGCATCGAACTCGGCAATTACGGCAACTAATTTAGCTCGTAGATCAGTATTTGTAGGTTTTCAAAAGCTGGCTGACGCAACTTTAAGGATGGTCTATAATTTAGCTAACGAAACAGCTATTTACAAAGCAGAGGATTTCGTACAAAATGGAGGCAGTCATGCCTATTTTTTAGGCGAAGATGTTTTATCCACTACGGCTCCAAATGCTCCTAAGTTTTCCATTAACAGTAATGGGCATTTAATTCTTGAACTACTTTAATTATGGCACAAATTGATTTAGGAAAACTCAAGTTTACTTGGAAGGGTACTTGGACTACGCAAACGGCATACGAAAAAGATGACGTTGTTGAGTATGATGGCTCAACTTTTATATGTATTGCAGATTTAAACGCTACTAATACTTCGACTCCAAAAGATGCTACATCATCGTTTGAGTATATGCAGACAGGACTAGCGTTTAAGAGTGGATTTAGTGCAACTTTAACTTATTACAAAGGGGATGTAATTACATATAATAACCAGACATTTGTATGTACAGCAGGGGGAGGAAACTATAACCAGACAATACAGCAGAAGCCAGCACCATATGATGGCTCACCTGATTGGATGTTGTTAACACCAGCACCAGCTAACAATGTTTTAACTACATCTGGAGATTTAGTAGTAAGAGATAAAGATAACGCAACAAATACTAGATTACCTGTCGGAACTAAAGGCCAAGTTTTAAGAGTTGCGGAAGCACCAAACCACGATATTCCAAATGATACAGTTCTGTTTTATAGCAGAATAGTCGTAAGTAATAGCTTTACTGCTACTCTTTTGCATGGTACAGATTTTCCTCCATACGAAACTAAAACTTATGTGGTTACTGTGGCTGCTGCATCTAGTGGAGGTGGAAATAAATTTTATTTAGATGGTGTCGAAGCACCTTATCTATATTTAAGAGCTAACTCTGTTTATGTCTTTGACGTATCTGACGCTTCTAACGTAGGACATGAAATGGACTTTGACGTTAGCATACATACTGGAACAGTAAAACTATCCGACCAAGATGGTGGTTACGTTACAAGGTCTGGAAGTATAGGAAGTGCTGGTGCAACTGTAACTCTTAAGATGCCTCCTTATGCAGAAATGGTAACTGGATATTACTGTACGGCCCATGCTGCCATGGGTAGTACTATTGACTCAGGGCATGGTGGAAGTAGTGGATATGGAAATTACTCAGGCAATGTCGATCTACCAACTATTTATACTAACGTCACTAATAGTGGGCCAGTACCTAGAAAACTTGTTAAAGGTAAAAGCTATACATTCCAGTTTTCTCCTACTGCTGCTCAGAGAAACTACGCTATTAAAGACACAAATGATTCGGCTTATAACCAATACACTATTGGAGGAGCAGTTACAGATGGTGTAAGTCCAAGCCAAGTAAACACCACAACTACAGCTGGTGGATTCTTTACCTTTACTGTTCCAGAATCAGTAGCAACAAGTCTAGTAATAGAAGACTTTAGTGGCGGTACAGATGGACTACCTTTACAGATTATTGACAGAACATTCTTACCTACATATACAGGTGGAGATTTTGCAGAAAAGAATGTTTTAACTTCAATTAAAGATAACTATAGAGAAAGAACATCTAACATACTTCAGTTTAATAATTACCCCTGTATGTTTACCAATACATATACAGAGTCTATTAAGCCTTTACCAGAGTACTTGAAGAAAGCTGGTCGAGGATTAGGTTATGGAGGGTTTGGTGGTTTCTTTAGGCAATATGGATTTTTAGCTCAGAGGGAATATATGGGCGGTGGTAATATGTGGCAAAACGGAAGTTATGATTATACCTATGGTGGCGGTATGGGATATGACGGACAGGATTGTGCTAGTGGAACTAGATGGTATCCTTCAGCTGGAAGTAGAGTACAAGGCTATAAGTTAAGACAGGCACTTGCTGGTAATCCTGACTATGCTCATTTACTTACAGACTTAAATGGTAACGATTGTGGGATGTTAGATGCAAACGGAAACATCAGACATAGATTCCCAAGAATTATGCAAGTACATGGCAATAGAAGTATTAAATATTTCTTATACGAAAATGGCATGGTCTGGTTTGCTGGATACAACGGATATGGATTAATGGGTGATGGAGGCACTAGAGATAGATGCCCTGCTCAAAGCCCTATGAAATGGTATGACGAAAGTACATCTGAATTAAAAGGTACAAACTATCCAAAAATTAAACAGTTAGTAACTTCTCATGGTCATACTCAAGATACTAGCAGTTACGATTATGGTTCAACTTATGCAGTAGATACTGAAGGCTATCTATACAGTTGGGGTTACAATGGATATGGACAGTTAGGGGATGGAACTACTAACGGAAATTACTACGCAAAGAGAGTACCAAAGAGTGTATTCAATAATGAAAAAATATTGTATGTAATCTGTAGCGGTTATAGATATACACACACTTTAGTTATTACTGAATCAGGCAAGTGTTGGTCAACAGGTTATGGAGATCAAGGTCAGCTAGGTCTAAACAATACATCCTCCAGAAGTGACTTTGCTGAAGTAACAGCAGTTAATGGTTCTCCTTTAAATGGTAAGAAAATAATTCATATCTTATGTAACCAAGATGGCGATGCTGAAGGCAGAACATGGTGGCTTACTGAAGATGGTGAGGTTTATTACGCTGGTTATTACAGAGACTATGGACAGCAGACAGGTGTATATGACTCTAATGGTTCTGGAGGTAATGGTATGCCTAGATTACTTACTAACTCCAGCACCCTATGGAATAGCGATAACCAAAAAGTTATTTATATGGCAAGCACTAATAATAGATATTCAACTTTATGGCTTATTACAGATGGCGGAACTACAGGATTAAGTCAAAAGATATACGCAACAGGTTCTAACTATTATGGAATTGCTGGCCATAACATACAGCCACATAATCAGACTAACGACCCTGCACAGGGCAATGGTTGGTTCGGTGGAGAAATATTGTTCTCTGACTTTGGAGATTACGAAGATGGTGGAGATAACAATAGACCAAACGAAGCTATAGGTAACTGGTCTAGTTTCCAAGATGGTGGAAGTAATGAGAAGAAAATGAAGATAGGAAAGATAGTAGAGATTATTCCTAGAGGTACACCAGAGAATACATATAACTCTGTTGTTTTAGTAGATGAACATGGCTCAATGTTTATCTGTGGCTATTGGAACTACACTCCAAGTAGGGCATCTGAAAATGATAATCAGCACTACATAAGATACCAAGATCATTGGGTTCCATACTTTATTCATTGGCCAGATCAACCAGCACAAATCTTAGCTGGTGGCTTTACTCATACTGGTAATGGCACAGAGAATGGTTGGTTTATTATGACTAAGGATGGCAACGTCTTACAAGGTGGAGATAACTCTTGGTATCAAAGAGGTAACTATAATGATTCTGGTTATAGCTCTACTCCTCCAACTTGGGCTACACTAGATACAAACGGATAGTACTATGAATCACAGAAAACCTTTCTTAGAAAACAAATCATTATTTACGAAATGGTTTAAGCATGAACTAACTGGCAAGACAGCAGCCAATGGAGTAGGCATGATGGAGAAGGTTGCCAATGATAAGAAGGATGATAACTGGATGAAATTAACTGACCCATATAAGGATGATACGACTGATTTGAAATATGGGATAGTCGTTGCTGAAGAAAACTTTGACCCTACTAACTGGACTAACGATACTGTCAAACTAACAGAAATGACTGCTGACGAGCAGACAGCAGCCAAGAAGTTAGTTAATTGGGATGGTTAAAAAATACTAGAACGACTTAGTTTATCTTCAACCTTTGACCTGTACGCTTCGTCTTTGGCGTAGCGAGGGTCATTCATAGCTTCTTCTAATTGAGCTATGCTTTCAAATTTATTTGTTGCACCAGCTACAGGTCTGCCAGCTAACAAGTCAGGCTCATTGCCTACGCTTGCAACATACCTAGCATGTAGTCCAGCTACAGTTAATTTGACTTGCTCTATACTTTTAGAATTAATACCAGATGAATAGGCTTTCTTCTCTGCATCTGTTAAGTTTGCAGCTGCCCACTCTTGCATGTTTGCAAAATTGTCCGCACCATAGCTATCTCTAATAGCAAAGATTTCTCTTTCGGTTACAGCATAATCTTGCCTTAATCCATCAAGATGATTGTTAACAATATTTCTTGGGATACCAGCTTGTTCTAACTCTTTGTAGTGAGCCTCTGTTATCTCACCTTTCTGCTGCCAGTACTCATTCATGGAAAGGTAATCAACATTAGCTTGTTCAAGAATGTTACCGACTGCTTCGCCATACATTTCTTGAGCAGTTCCCATTGGTCTTGGAGTCTCTTGATCTCTTGCTGCTTTTAGTTCGTTATATGCTGCAAGTAAATCTTCTTGAGTCTCGAACTCTCCACCTATTAACTCTTGCTCTTGAGGTAAGTTACCTTCCTTCTGGAGCTCCGCAGCTGCTTGCTCTAAGTTCTCAACTGCTGCTTGATTCTGTTCGTCAACTGAACCAGTAGGTTGTTCTGTGATAGTAATTTCGTCTGGCATAAGTTACCTCCTGTTTCTACCTGTAAGATTTTCAACCATTTCTGGTGTGATAACTATTTCTTTTACCTTTGCGTTAGGGTCAGGCTGCTGGGATTCCACTTTCATTGAGGTTTGGAAGTTGGAGGTTTCCTCCATCTTGGGTGATAGGTTGTCCTGTTTCGGGGTCAACTCCTCCTTCTTGGAATTGGGGGCCATAAGGTGCTCCTTGTTTTGTAAAATTGTCAGCCAACTTTGCAGCTGCTGGACTTTGTATCATCTTACCCATCATTTCCTGTTCTTGCATAGTCTTCTGACTGTTAGCTAAATCTTCTGCTTCCTTCTGTAATTGTTCTGGAGTCTTAACTAGGTTGGTCGTATCAATAGAACTACTTGCTGCTAACCTTCTTAATGCTTCTTCCATATTTATATACTGCACTAAAACATCTGGGCCAAGGGCCTCTCTTGCTGCTCCAATAAATTCCATTAACTTGTTTCTATCATCCCCTCTACCTATAGCTTCCATACCAGTAATAGGCTTTGGATGTATTAATGTTTCTCCATCTTCTCCCTTCGGGAACTCAGGTATCTTTCTAGTTTTTTGCAGTATAAATATAAGTCTCTTAACTAGAGGTAGCTGTAGTTCTTGAGTTAGCTGTGAGTACAAGCCTCCAAGACTAGCCTCTAACTCTTGGCTGGCATATCTTATCTCTTCAGCTGTAACTCTTTCAGCTGATCTTTGTACTGCACTATTAAGTAAGAAGGCAAACTGTAATCTATTCTCAATCCTATCAATAGTATTGTTAGCTAAAGATAAATCATTGAGTTTACCTTGGGCCTGTAAGACTGTAACGTCAGCAGCGTTACCTTGTATTACTGCTCCGTTCTCAGCATTAACTAGAGTCCTTGGTCTTGTACTTCCAGATGGAGATACCATAAATAAAACCTTCGAGAGCATAGCACTAGCCTCGAGGATGCTTTGATATAAACTTTCTAGTGCAGACAAGTCGCCATACCATTGCTCAATAAATGAACGACCATAATGTTCTGCCTCTACTTGTTCATAACGTAGCGGAATAAAAGGAGAGCAATCAGCTGGTGACATGCCATAAGTGTTTGGTACTGGCTTACCTTTTACTTCCTGATACCACATGCACTTGCCTTCTTTATATTTCACACATGTATATATCTTTAATGATTTACTTTTATTGTTGTCATAACCTTTATCTTGTAAGTCTTTAGGTAAGAAGTCTGGAGGTAATACACTTGGACTAACTTCTTCTTCAATAATAATTTCAACTACATTCCCCATAGGGTCACGCTCTACTGTGTAGTTCTCCAGATGTATAACTCTTATGCCTGATGGATTGATATACAGCAATACATTGCCAGCAACTATTAATTGTTTAAACGCTTCGTTCATGCTGGCTCTGAAACTCATAGTCTCGAGCATGTTATTAACTTGCTGTTCTACTTTTACTAAGGCTGTATCTAATTGTGTCTTAACTTCTGGGCCTTGCTGTGAAACTATCATTGCAAGGTCATCTATTTCTAGCTTGAAGAAACCTGTGTTAATAGGGAAAAGAGATATGCCGAGCTTGTTGGCAATATTTGTAACTCCACGAGCCCCCATTGATTGATGGGGTTGAGGTATGCTTCCCTTGTCTCCATATGTTTCGTCAGTAAAAAGCAAAGGCAATGTAACCTTGGCGTTCTTACGAGCTCGATCACAATATGGTGCTCTTGTTGATTTGCTTTGAGCGTACTTAGATGCAACAGTAACGCCTTTCTTCTGCTGCATGTCAGATTTATAGGCGTTAGTTTTATCTACGTTACTCGTTAAGGTAACTTCATTGTTCATTTAACTTAAGGGATTTGTAGGCCAGAACCCTTCAATAAATCTGTTCTTAATCTCTTTCTACCGAACCCTCTTTGCTTCTGTGCTGTGCCCAAACCCAAGTCACCACCTGGGATTTCGAGTGCAGCAGCTGGAGCCTGAGCCGTTGCTGCTGGTGGTGGGGCAGATGGGGCAGTAGCTATTTTCTTCTGCTCTTCTTGACGAGCTAGATTATCTGCTCGGGTTTCTTCGTACTGTCTTTTTTGTTCAGCAATTTGTTCTCGCTGAACAGCAAGCATTTCATCTGTACGATCTGGTGGTCTTCTGTTACCTCCGCACATAGCTACCTCTTAGATGATGTTAGTGTTTTGCTCATTGTAAACTGATTCGAGCATTTTTACCACGCTTCTTTGTCCGCTATAAAACCAGATTTCTCTGTCCTTTGCGTCTAAAGATGGGCATTGTTCTGGATACATTTCATTTAAACGCCTTATCAATGGTTCATCAATAGGTGGAAATGAGTCGTCAATCGCCATACTTAATGCTACTTTATATTTATATTACTGTATTCTTATGGCTAGAAAAGGATTGTATTACAACATCAATAAAAGAAAGAAGGCTGGTACAAGTAGGAGCAAAAAGAATAGCACTATATCTCCCGAGGCATACAAAAATATGCAAGCTGGTTTTCCTAAAAAGAAAAAGAACCCACTAGATATTGACTAAGGTTTCCATAATTTAATTTTCTTCGACTGAATATTATAATCACCTGTTCGTAGTATCCTTGATAGTCGGGCTGTAAGTAACGCTTCCTTATATCCTCCTGATTTCTTTTCATATTCCTTAACAACTATATCCCACATATCACTTAATGTTTTTGTATCGCCTAATATTTTGTTTGCCGTTACTGAACCTACTCCAGATATACCTTTATAGTTATCAGTATTATCTCCAGTAAGTGCCTGTATCATCCAGTTTCTATCTGCTTGTCTCTTTGTTATAAGTTCTAAATCATCACCAGCCAATAACTTGCAAGGTACAGTTCTCATATCTTTATCTGGACTAACAATAATAGGGTCATTGAACTCTTTACTTGTAGCTAGTATGCCAAGTACGTCATCACCTTCTAGCTGGTCATACCTTACACACTTATACCTTTTAGTTAGTGCATCCATAACGGCCCTTAAGGCCAATGGTTTTCTACGACTCTTGCGATTAGCTTTGTATTCTTGATACAACTCATGTCGGAATGTTGGGTAAGAAGAAAAGCACATTACTATTTCATCTTCATCTTCTGTTACTTCTCGATAACCTTTGATGTATGTCTCTATTAAATCAAGTGCCCAGCTGGGTCTTGAGTAAAGAACGTGTAGGTTGTCATCGAACCTATCGTCATTCTCAACTGCGTAGCAACAGTTATAACATAGGTAGTCTGCGTCAATTAATAAAGTCATTGAAAGTTAGATAAGGGTGCTGATAGTCTGCCTGTAGTTTCGTTATACTCGAGCTTGTCTGCTTTGCCCAAGCAACCACTATGGCGATTCTTTAATACTTTTAGCTGTAGTTCATTACATGTATCCTCCGATTGTTGCGACCTAATACCACAGATAACTAAGTCACTTAGCTGGGCTATGGACTGCGACCCTCTTAAGGCTGCTAGATTTATGTCGCCTCCCTCTTCAGCTGGCTTACCATCTGTCCTACGCAAATGACTAACCATAATCAAACCTACACCTGTCTTCTCTACTACTTGTCTTAACTTAGTACAGCATACATCTATTTGTTTTCTTTCATCCCCATCGCTTAGTCCACTAACAACAAGACTTAAATGATCTAAGAATATTACATCGCACTCTTCTCCAGATGCCATATAAGTTATCTGATCTATTAATCTATCTGGGTCTAAGGAACCAAAGTGTTGTAGCAATACAAACTTGTTATCACTAAATAAATATTCAAACGCTTGTCGTAATTCTTTTTCACTTACTGCTGTTTCATCTATATGCAATGGCTTGTTTAATGCAATGGATAGTATGCCTTGCATACTTCTCTTGCTGCTCTCTTCGAGGCCAATCCACCCCACCTTAAGATTATGTAGTAAGAAGTGATGGGCCATTTCCCTACAGAGCAGGCTCTTGCCAACGCCTGTTCCAGCACAGATAGTAGTAAGTGATTGCTTCCTGTATCCCTGCACCATCCTATTTAATTCTGGAAATGGATAGCTACATATCTGTGAGTTATCTTCCTTTATTAAATCTTCCCATAGATCATAGGCAGAGAATATGTTGTCGGGCCTGACAGGACTTGCTTTGAAGAGTAAGTCTCTAAGTAACTCCGACTCCCCTGCGAGGAGCATTTCGTTAGCATCCTTTCTTGGTAGGTGAGAGATAGCTGCTTTGCCAGTAGGTAAGATTTTTGCAACCTTTTGGGCAGCATCCACACCAGCTGAGTCATTGTCGAAACATATAACTATACGAACAAATTGTGATAACCATTTTAAATTTGCAGCTACATACTTCGTAGCAGATTGAGCCCCTGATGGCAAACTAACAACTGGAAAGTAGTTACCTGTATTAGATCGGGTGGCTTGAGCTACGCTCATTGCATCAATCTCGCCTTCTGTAATTGTTACAAATGCACCACCTGTATTCTGTTGCCTCCATAGTTCCTGACCCCATAGCTTTATATCTGATAAGTCTCCCTTCCATATAAATCTTTTATCTTTAAACCTGATATGTTGAGCAGCAACTAATCCACTTTGATTTCTATAGGTTGCAACCTGACAATCAGAACCATTAAGTTGAGCTACTCCATAGTTAAAGAACTTACATGTCTCTTCTGTTATGCCACGCTTTGGTAAGGCACAGGGAATTGGAGTTAGTGGATTCCATTCTTTTTTCATAGGAACAAACGTGGGTTTCTTCAAAATTTTTTTGGGTTGAAATTGCCAACCACATCCAAAGCAATGCTTATGTCCATCATCGTAAACAGCTACGTTATCTTTGCTGTTACATTCTGGGCAAGGCTCTTTTGAAATGTATTTACTCGGCATACCATTCTTTTGGAATTGTTTTATTACACCAAAGAAAGCCATGACGCTCGGCCCATTGCCAATACGTCAGGCTTCTTTTAGCTTTAGACAATTTGTTGTTTGCGTTTTGAAAACAAAAACGAATGTCTAATGAGGGATGTTGCGTCTTGACTGCAATATATTTTTTTCTTTGTTCTTTAAGTAGGACTCCTTTGAGTTCAACCACACAGTTACTAAGGATGATGTCAGGAGTGTAGCTACTGCTGATGATGTAATCATAGCTGACAGTTTCATAGGTAAATGGTACTTTATTTTTGATTAAGTCAGAGGCCACTTGGGCCTCGAACTTTGATCTAAAATGTACTACCCCCGAAGGAGTTTTCAACATTTGAGGGAGTGAGGTCTTGAGTCTCACTCTTGCTCTGGAACTTGAACCCTGAGAGGTCTGTCGTTTTTTCATATGGAACAAAATTCATAATGACTATGGCTTCTGGTTGGACTGTTAATCCAACACCATACTGCGGATGGTTGTACCCCTGCACTCTTAACTTGGCTTGAACTGTTGTTCCTCTGCCTAGACCGACATACTTCTCTCTCTCCTCTCCTGTAATAGGAGTGCCATACTTATCTACTAATACTGGCGGTGTATTCTGGAATCTATTAGCACCCTGCCCTGCTTCGACAGTCTTTCTACATTTAATCTCCATAACATTTCTACCCTCGAACTCGGTGAATCCAAACCTAGAGTGCTCTCCCATCTTGAAAGTTTGTTTGGGAAATGCAGTCTTTAATTGCAATTTCCATTCGTCTAATCCTTTCATAAACTCGTCATATACCCTTGTTGTTTCTGGCTGGTCAGGGTCTAGCAATAAGGTAACGCTCCATTCTGGTGGCTTATTAAATGCAGTATCTGGTTTTACTAGATGACTCCATGCAACTCCACACTCTGGAGTAAAAATATAAAAGGGCCTTGCCTTTAACTGATTAGTATTCATGTGATGAAATAGGTTGATGAACGTGTAAGTAAAACATCTAATCCCCCAAGAGTAGGTTCTGGAGGTAGTGCTTCTATTTGTTTGTCTGTTAATTGGGCTTTTAATTCTGCCTTTAGTTTCGATAGACAATCAACTGAATACATATCAGCGAATGTCTGTCTAACTGAGTTACGCAGTACACTCATTTCAGACGGAGTAGTAACGAAACAATCGTGGATGCCACAGATATTTTCGACTCCTTGTATTGAAGCATGAATTGTAGAAAATGCCATATGACTTGCATCAAAACTATGTAATATATTTGCCGAAATTGCATGCCCCATCTTCTTTGTATTAAGTTCTGGAGTTTCTTCGTTTGTTCTTATATCTAAATAAACGTCAGATAAATAACGTAATTGTATTCTTATTTTTTTTGGGTCGTAGTATTTCTGTTCGACATGTAATCCAGTTGGGCTAGTCCAATAAACTGCTTTGTTATCCTTACCTAACTCCCTGCCTATAGCCCTAAACCATTTCATAGCAACTAAGGCTGGTTTGATAGCTTTACCTGACTCCTGATATAAAAGGTTAGCCATATAACTAACAGTACTCATAGCTCCTTTACCTCTTGTCCAATTATTTTTACCTAATGTTTTACCTCTCTCGACAGCCCAGCTGTAGGCATGATGATAGAAGGCACTATTAGTAGCGGAGTATGGGGCAGTCATAACGCAGGGTTTTGTTAGTGATCTATCTATGTTTAACATCAACCACTTGGCTGCTCTTGGGTCTTCTGCCTCTCGAAGTCGCTCGCATAAACTTGTTGCTACTTGACTGTATATATCACTTGGTTGACTGCTATTAATTAGGTTTACTTTCTCACCCATTACTTGACTGCGGAGCAAACCTGAGAAGTGCTGAATAGAACTGCAAGTGCAATCAAGGTGGCAGGGAAGCTGACATAAATAGCTACTTGGTTCTTGTTGATAAAGATAGATTGCCCTGCAAAAAGCAAGAAAACTCCAAGGTTTATCTGCTCGCATCCATAGTTCTGGTGCACCCCAACAATCTGTTCCAATGGCATAAATAGTTTTTAAATTATTATTAACCCAATCTATTTTTGTTTGGAAGTCTTGTTTGATACCGAACATATTAGCTCCATGTATCTTTAACCAGTTCAAGTCTTCTTCTGTTTTTATTATCTTGCCATTTGTAAATTGTAATAACGCTCTTGATACATCATTACCCTGAGAATTTAAGAAGGGAACTCTATCATATACTCTGCCTCTAAAATCTAGTTGTTTAGGGAAGTATAAGTTAGGTTCGTCTTTGTATTTCTTGGCCATCCATATTGTTTTAGCTATACCAATACGGCTGCCTTTAGTGTAGTTATTCTTATCTATTATTCTTTTACAATCTATTCTCCACTTAATTACTAGAGGGTCGCTCTCCTCCAGATGCTTTGGGTATGGTGGTACTGCATAACCTTCTCTTGGTAGTAAGCAACCTATCTCTAAGTTGTTATCGTAAGCATATAATACTTGCTCTAAAATATATTTATTAACGCACATACTTACATTACCCTGTATGTTAGCAACATCATAAACGCTAGTCATACCCTGGGGTTTGGCTGCTATTTCTTTATTATTACTTTTAAAAAGATTGAACTTTATATTTTCATTGTAGTAACCACCATCGTAGGGGTTGCTCCAAGGTTTTGGTTTTATCAGCATCGGCAAAAAGTTTGGCGTTTGTATTTTAAGGTCGGTATCTATTTTCTTTACCCACTCCATGCACTTATCAGTAGCTCTTACCATCCTTCTTGCTGGCTTGTAACTTGTATCTAAAAAAATTTCTATTAATCCTGTATATTTTTGTATTAATTCGACCATGAATAAACCACTTGCCATACGTTGGCGAGCGTTCCAGTATTCTGTATTGGTCATTGTATTTATAAGGTAGATTTTATATCTTTTTTTATGACGGCCTCGCTTGTATTTGGTTAGCTCACTATCAGTAGCCCTATCCAACATTGTCTCAATCCAAATTTTTTCTATGACATTGGCTGCTATCTGGTGCAACGATGGGGTGCTCGATAGTGTATCGACTACTGTTCTTATGGATGCTGCTGCTATTTGTTGGGGTGGTAGCTCTAATAGTGGGGTAAGCATAGCGTAATTAGTGCCAGCTTTACCTTGTTCTATCTTTCTCCTGATGGCTCGCAAGTGATTAACTATTATGTCCACATTAAAAGAGCATAGAGCCTCGCCATAAATGGTGAGAGACTCCATGCTCGCTGCTTGTTTTTTATTGTGTGATGATCTGATTCTATTCTGACCCATGTTAAGCATTAGCTCTTCATTGGCCAGCTGATCTTCAAGACTACGCATTACTCCAAAATTCTAATTTCTTTTCGTAGTCTTCTTCGAGCCACTCCGTAAGGATACGTTTAGATAGCTCGGCTCTAGTTATGCCCATCTTTTTAGCTAAGTTATCTAGCCTGTCGCATACTTGAGGTGGTAAAAACGCTTGTAGTTTTTTACTTTCATTTTCTGGCATCTTCAAAATACCTCCTTGCGGTAGTCCATACTAACTTGATTAATGGGTACATAGCTACCCTCGATTCTGCATCTGGGTATTGCTGCTTAAGAAATTCATTCATAGCCCTATCACTTGCCTCGTCTTGAGTCTCGATAGGAATAGGATTGTCAGGCAACATGCACCAATAGATAGCATCTGGAGGTATGTAGTCATACTTAAAAGAGTGCCAATATCCATTAGGCATGCACTCATTTTTCTTTAAAAAATAAAGCACCTGACCAGCGTTATTGCTATGTGCTTTATCTGGTTTTTTTGTGCTCAGTTTGTAAAGTTGATAGTCGGCCATTATTAAGTGGTGGGTTGTGATGTTTATTTAATCCTATAAACAGTAGTAACTGTATAAGAATAGATGTTAGTAAGAATAATTCAAGTCTAAACATTATGCCGTCTTTGAATTAGCTTTTATTAATTTCACCTCATAAATATCTTTATAAGGTATCTTGCTTCGCATAAAGCTAGTCAATGCCTCGTATAAATTAACTGCTTTTTGGTAGTAGGCCTCAACAAAATTTGTTGAAGCACTACTATAAATAATTTCATACGTTTTCATTTCCTTATTAACTATCTGCATGAGTTCATTGCCTCCACTATTGGAATTAAATCCTCAATTATATGCTTAATTAATAAATTTCTAGCCTTACATGAATCATCTGGTAACACTATCGACATCTTTGTATTACCTGAGAGATTGTTAACAACCCCCAAGATATAGGTTAGACGCTGCACTTGTGTATGCCAAAGTGGATTTTCTTTGAGTAACTTAAGAAGTTCAATGTCATTAGCACCGATCTCCCTAAGATAATCAGAATCTGTATAACCTTCTGGAGCATCGAACATATACTTATCGTTAATGATGCCGTACTCAAGATGGATACGTTTAAACTTTTCATCTAATCCCATGTTAATCCTCCCATTTTTGTAGGTTTACTTTTAAATCCCAAGTCATAGAACAGTACTTGGTATTGTCCCAGATGGTTCCCATCACCGCCTCAACGATGATGGTATTTATTTCTTCGACTGATTGCTTACTCATATGGTGCTTATCGAAGTTGGGAAAGTGTTTGAATTGTGCCATTAGTTAGCTCCTTTGTATCTGTTTGGGCCTCGTCTTGGCTTTCGATACACCATTACATAGCTGCAAGACTCAGCTAAATCTGGGTTGAGTACATTTTCAGCGAAAGTAGTAAAGTCTGGGTCTAACCAGCTTTCTAATTCTTGTGTGCTGTTGGTATAACAACTCACTTTTAAATCAGATTTTCTTCTGACATAATCGAGGTCGATAGCTTGAACTAACTCCTCATAATCACAATCAATAGTAAATACAACCCTATATTTATAGGGATGTATCACTTGGTCGGTGTGAATTTTGTAGTCGCATAATGACATAGCCATTAGTTAAGTGCCTCCTGATTTTGTTTTACTAATTTTGGGTCATTGCCAAAAAATTGTGACATAAGATCATTGCTTATTTTTTCTTGAATACTTGGAGGGCAATCAGTCCATGTATCCTTAAGAACCATCCAGCCATGGTCTAATATGGCTGGGATGTTGTTCTTGTCTTCGATGTAGTGCTTAATCATGTGACCACCTGTAAAGATTCGATTAATTTAAAAGGCTTGCACCCCTTATAAAAGTTGTAATAGTCCTCTTTGTATGATCTTGATTCTTTATCAACTACATCTGGGTTGACTAACTGGTAGCCATCCCATGCCCAATGCTCGCAGTCTTCAATATCAAATATATGGACTGTCATTATCTGCCAGCCCAATAATTTGTTATCCCTTTTAGCTTTTCTTACGGCCTTTGTTGCATGGATAATGTTAGGGTCGTGACCTGATGACCACGCTATCGAAGTTCCACTATTCCATGGAGCAATAGCCAAGACCCTCCTTGGCTGCTGCTCATATACAATTTTCTTGCCTTTACGTTTAGCCATTAATCCATGCTCCTGATGTAGCTTGCGGATTCTGTTCTATCGTGAAGTGCTACGGCTCCATAAAATGTAAGGCCTGTTAACTCTTCAATCTTTTCATTGAATCTGCTATCACTTGTAGCAACATAAGAACCGCCCATCATTGTCCAGACTTTAGCGTCTAATAATTCTTGAGGTACGACTCGAACAGTAGGGTATTTAAAATGCTTTTCAACTATCAACTTGGCTGCAGGGTATTCAGCCGATGGCTCGAATGGTGCTTCGATGTTGGTAATTGTTAGACCTTTTATATGTGGTCTTGTTTGTATGTCAGATACTCCATGGTTGGAACATCCTCCTTGGGTGTTATCCCTGTAAATTTCAACATGTAAACCCATGTTTAAAACTCCTTTTTGTAGTGGTTAATTGAGTAATTTTTAAAAACTACTCATTCATGGAAGGCCCATAAAAGCGTAGTTTTGGAAGGTATAAAGACCCCCAAAGAAAATTTCGGGGGCCTTGTAGCTCCTTCTGGAGCTAACTATTTGACCATTGAACATGTTTTCGTGCTGGTATTGGCTGCTTCATACATCCCATATAGTTCAACCCTTCACCATGGTATAAGTCACGCTTTCTGCAATCCTTAATAATTCCATAGTTTAGTTTGAATCCGTATAAGTCTTTAGCTTGCCATTTTTGAAGCGACTCTTTGAACCATCTGGAGGTAGGAAATAAATATTTAACCGCATCCATTGACTCATATAAGTAAGCCTCTTCATATCCATATTGAAAAGGTATTTCAATAATTAATTCATTTTCATGCTCGAGGTTAAGAACGACTCGAGAAGAAAAATATGAATTGCCGTTCACTTTGTCTCGCCATTCTTTGGCGAAAATGTCAATAGTCTTTAATTCTGAAAGTTTCATTTTCTGTCCCTGTATTTGTAATTAATGCGGATAGCTTCGAAGCAAGTAAAGAGGGCATAAATGCCCCCTATAAGAATTAAACATTCCATAATTTAATAATCTCCTTGGGCTGTAACTGTAATACCTAATGCTGGGCAGTCGTCACATGCTGGGAACTCGGCCCAGATGCTCGAGGTTGATACATGATCTAAGAATGATTGCAAAGCTAGAACTTGGCCTGTTGAAGTGCCACCAATAGAGAACTTATAGTTTTTGTTGGCGTTTATTGGTTCGAACTTATAAGGATAAATTCGAATATTTAAAAAACCAATAACCCATTCATAAGGAACTTTGTCCTCTTTATGGTTAA